TGCATATGAGTATTTTATCAGAAAATGTGGTAGAATTTCATAAAAAAGGAGAAAAGATGAAAGAAATAGTTAAATTCATTGAGAAATATGAAAAAATCTATCCTGATTTGATGATTTTAGATAAAATGGATGATTGGCATAGAGCTAAACAAGCAGGTAAGGTTGAACTATTGAGAGAAATGAAACTATCTATAAAGAGTAAAGATGAAAACAGTAGTAAAGAAGATTAGTGTTAAAGAAATATTTGATGATAAAAACTTTGAGTTGCTATCACAACTATATTCAAATGAGTCAAAAGTTGTAAAGACTGAAGTAAATGTAAGTTTCGAAAAGTATATACAACTAGAAAAAATTGGAATACTAGAATGTTTTGCAACATATAATGATATTGGAGATATGATTGCATTTTTAGTATTTGTTAAAAATCAATCATTACATCTAAATTCGTTTTCATATATTGTTGAAAGTTATTTTGTAATGAAACAATATAGAGGATATGGAACAGGGAAGATTTTATTAGGAGTTGCAGAGGAGTACGCAAAAGGTCAAGGAGCAATAGCGGTACTAATAACAGCACCAAAAGATAGTAGATTAAGCATTGTAGCAAACAGCTTTGGGTATAGTGAACAGTATCGTGTCTATATGAAAGAGTTTTAAATGTTTGATATATCAAAACAATCTGTTTTGCCTCCTATGTCACAAGAAGATATAGATATTGCCTATATAGCACAAGAAGCAATAGGAAAAGAAGAGCAAGTTTATGTTGAAACAAATAGTATTATACATGATGGAGTGTATTATAGAACTATAAAGTTGTTTGCTGGTACTGTTGCTGTTGGAGCGTTGATTAAAGTTCCAACTGTTTTGATTATAAGTGGTACTGTAAAATTGTTTGTTGGTAATAATGTATATGATATAAATGGATATGAGGTTTTTAAAGGTGAAGCACATAGGAAGCAAGTTGCACACGCAATAAGTGATACATATATGACTATGTGTTTTAAAACAGATGCTAAAACATTAGAAGAAGCAGAGGAAGAATTTACTGATGAATATGAGATGCTAATATCACGAAAACAAGGAGGAGAATTATGTCAGGAGTTATAGTAGCTACCGCAATAGGTGTAGCTGGTTCAATGTATTCTGCTAGTCAAGCAAGGTCAGCACAAAAAGATGCTACTAGGGCACAGCAAGAAGCACAAAGAAAGGCAGAAGAAGAGGCTAGAAGGATTGCTATGGAGAGAAGACCTGATGAGATTAGTGCTACACTTGAGATAGGTGGTACTACAAAGGTTGGAACACAATTAGGTTCAACAGCAGACTTCTTAATTCCAAAACAAACAGCTCTTGGTGCTAGTGGTAGCTCAGGGCTAGGGTTTAAGGTATAACTATGGAAGAATTATTACCAAGTGAGTATTATCAAAAAGGGTTAAGTGATAGAAAAGCATATGAGGATAGGGCTGAGAAGTTCTGTGAAGTAACAATACCTGCTTTATTTAGGGCAACAGGCTCAAGTGGTGCTGATGCTTTACCTGATAAGTATGTACAAAGTCTAGGCGCTAAGTTATTAAAGAACTTATCATCAAAGATTACATTAACATTAGTGCCTCCAAGTGCTAGTGGATTTAGGTTTTCTCCTGATTTAAGGGCTTTGCAAAAACTAACAGGTGGAAATCCTGATATGTTAAGTCAGGTTAATGCAGATTTGAGTGCTGGTGTTGATTTAATCAATAAGCAAATTGAAGCACAAGATATTAGAAAGCATATCTTTGGACTTATTGACCAACAGCTAGCAATTGGTTCGTGTATTATGGAAAAAGTACCTAATCGTGGTGTTAAAGTACACGGTTTAAGGAATATTGTAGTGTCATTAGATGATGTTGGTGAAGCATATAAGATGTGTATATATGAAGAGATGACAACATTACCACCTGAGTTAAACAGTGAGCTAGAAGAAGGCAAAGATAAGTATGAGCTTTATACTATGCTTGTATTTGATAATGTTGCTGAACGATGGACTATGACACAAGAGTTAGATGGCAATATAGTAGGTGAAGAAAAGACCTATAAAGCTATGGAGTGTCCTTTTTCTTATCAAGGCATGATTTGGAGTATTGGAGAGAAGTATCATAGACCTTTTGTAGAAGATTATTATGGTAGTTTGAACTCGTATGACAAATTATCTAAGGTATTAACACAAGGTGCTTTAGTTGCTAGCAAGTCACTTACATTTGTAGATGAAAGGGGTGGTAGAACTAGGAAGAGAGATGTAGCCAATAGTGTAAATGGTGCAGTTATTGATGGTAGAGCTGATGATGTTACTTCGTTTCAACATAATAAGAACTTTGACTTTCAAGTACCAATGCAAGTTAGGGCAGAGTTAAGACAAGAGCTTGAAGAAGCATTTTTGGCAAAGAACTCAATCACAAGACAAGCAGAAAGAGTTACAGCAGAAGAGATTAGAATTATGGCACAAGAGTTAGAAAGTTCAATGGCTGGTGTGTATGCTACTATTTCTAATAGGATAACAAAACAGCTAGTTATGTGGATTATGGGTGAACTTAAAATGAAGTTCAAAGCTATTAATGTAGATATTATAACAGGACTTAATGCTTTAGGATTGAGTAATGAGATAACTAAATTAGATGGTTTTGTAACTAGGTTGGCTCAGATGGAGAAGTTGGTATGGATTAATGATAAAGAGTTGGTTGATAGATATGCCAATGGGTATGGTATTAATACTGTCAATCTAATTAAAACACCGTCACAAGTACAACAAGAACAACAAGCACAGATGCAAGCTCAACAACAACAACTGTTGGCTCAAAGTGGTGCTGAAAGTTTAGGTAAAAATGCTGGTGAGGTATTAGCCAAAGGAGGGCAACAATGATTAAGGTATATGATGCAAGCGAATACGCAAAAGGAAAAGATGGTAAACCAAAGCATGAAGAGAAGTTTGGTTCGAAAGAAGTCAAAAATGATACTGAAAAAGAAGTAGTTAAAAAGCCAGTAAAGATGAAACAATAATGGCACGACCATTCAAACAAAAGGATATTATAATGGAAGAAGTTATGGAAGATAAAGTAGTTAAACCAATTAGTGTACCAACCATTATTACAAACTCAGGAGAAAGTCATATTATGGTTTTTACACCTGATGAGTATAGAGAGTGGTCAGCATCACAAGGTAGAATTATGGGTAGATTACCTAATCAGGTTACTATGCCAACAGAAGAAGAGATGAGAGTTTTAATTAGTAGTGGATGGAATAGAGCTATGATTAAAGAAAAGCATGGTGTAAGTGATGCACAGATTGATGCACTGCTTGTATCTATGTCAAATAAAGAGCGTAGAGATAAAGTTGTGGTATTACACTAATGGAAACAACAGACACATCTCAAGAAGTATTTGCAAACGAAGAGGTTGGTGGAGTTAGTGGACTACCATCTGATGCACAATCACAAAATGATGCTCAAGTTGCTAATGATTGGAAGTCTTTAAACGAAAAAGAACCTGAGTTTATGAAGCAGTTTAAGTCTTTAGAGGATTTTAAAGATAAGTATAAACAACTTCATAATCAGTATTCTTCTACGGTTGAAGGTATTAAGAATAAAGAAAAACAAGCTAAGGTTGAGCAAACAACTCAAGCACAAATGCAAGAAAAAGCAGTAAAACAACAAGAAACTATTATGACTTTAGTACCACAGTTCTTACAAAATGATATGACACTTACTCCTGAGATGGAATCAGCATTAACAGAGCAAGGGTTAGATATTCGTGATGTAAAATTAGGTGCTATTGAACTAAGAGAGAAGATACAGAAGGCTCATTCTATCGTTGGTGGGCAAGAAGAGTATTCAGCGATGATTAATTGGGCAAAAGATAATACTACTGATGCTCAAAAGGCTCAATTCGATAAAGATGTTACAGGAGGAATGAGTGAGTTTGCTATTCGTGGTATGTATTCAATGTATAAAGAAGGCGTAAAAGGTGAAACTCCTACTGATAGATTAAGAGGTCAATCAGCACCTTCAGGAATTAAACCATATGCTTCTCAAGATGAATTGATGCGTGATAGAAATTATATCAATTCGGCTAGAGGAAGAATAGATGATGTTGCAGTCACTAGACATAAGCAGAGAATGGCATTAACACCTGATGCTGTTATTTTCGGCAGATAAATGATTAAAAAATAGGCAGTGTTTTGATTAGTTCTTGACATTGCCTATTTTTTTTACTACAATTTCACAAATTGTTGAATTGGATTTTTTATCCAATCAACAGATGACGCTAACAAAACTACTTTAGCCTACATGGAAAGGTTGTTTTTGTTTTTGTGTAAATTTGATTGGAACAAAAATTCAACAACTTTAAAATCAAAAACAAAAAGGAATTTACATGGCATATACAGGCTCAACTACCCCTAATGTGGGAACAACCTCAACAGATACCCTAAGTCGAGATGTCTTTTTAGATGTACTCCAAGCATACAAACGAAAAATGGTGGTTTCTCCATTACTATGGACTAAATCAATTACTGGTGGAACTGGTGGTCAATTTATCATTGAAGGTAAAGAAGATGCTAGTAATACCAATGTCGCTTCATATACTGCTGGTGCACAAGTAGATGTTACCAACGGAACACAAGATGAAATCGTAATCAACCTTGATAGACCTCAGTATGTTGCTAGAAGAATTGACAAGTGGAATGAAGCTGTTGCTAACTATGATGTAATCTCAATGAATGTTCGTCAAGTTGGTTCTAAGTTAGGTGCATTTGTTGAAAGAAAAGCAATCGCAGCCGTTGAAGCTTCTTCTTTGGCAACTGGAAAAGCTGGAAACGGAAATGGTATTATTACAGTTAATACAGCAATCGCTTCTGAGGTAACTGCTGTTGGTAAAGGTAATGCTATTGCTGATGCAATCTTCTCAACTGTTGCTTCTATTCGTGCTAGTGACTGTGAAGATGAAATCTATATCGCACTTAGCCCATTGAATTACTCTTATGTAGTTCGTTCTGATAGAGCTGTTAATGTAGACTATACAGGTGGAAATGGTGGATATGATACTGGTGTTGTCAAGATGATTGATGGTGCTATGTTGCTTATGACTAATGATATGCCAGCTACTGCAAACCTTGTAGCACTTGCATTTACTTATCAATCAGCAGGTATCGTTAAACTTTGGGATGTACAATCTAAGCTAACAGAACAAGCAGACTTTTTGGATGCTAAGTTGCTTACTGCTTACTTCTCTAACGGAATGGGTGCTTTAAGAAGCCAATCAACTGCCTCTATCAAGAGTGCTTAATCTTTATAGTTCCCTCTATGGAGGGGATTATTAAGGAGTAACCAATGATTGATAGCCAAAAATTCCTACTCACTTCTGTAAATATTCTATTATCAAGTATAAATGAACTCTCAATTAGTGATGATGTTGAACTAGCTGATATTTTAGAAGCACAAAAAGCAAGTGATGTATTAGAAGAAGTAAAGAAAAGTGTTTTATCTCAAGAGTGGGATTTTAATACAGATACAGATTGGGAGTTTGTTCCTGATATTGATGGATATATTTCTATTCCTGCCAATGTTTTAGATATTGCTTCAAATGATAGTGATATTGTAATGAGAGATTGGAGATTATATTCAAAGAGTGGTAAAACAGCTAAATTTACATCAGCTATAAAGTGTACAGTTGTATGGGATATGGATTTTAACTCATTAACACACGCATTAAGGCACTATATTACTATTCGTGCTAGTAGAATATTCCAATATAGAATGATTGGTGACCAAGCACAATATAAGTTTAGTGAAGAAGATGAACATCATGCCTATATTAGTGCTAGAAGAAGTGATGGAAGGACTGCAAATTACAATATGCTTACATCAGCGTATGGTATAGATATAGATGTGAGAGGATAATATGCTTATAAGAAATCAAATTGACTCTATCTATAATGGTGTAAACCAACAATCAGCAGAACAAAGATTATCAACACAAGTAGAGGAAATGGTTAATGCGTTTCCAACACTTGATAGAGGATTACTTAAACGAAATCCAACTGAAAAAATAACTACATCACAAACTCCTACATTTTCAAATACTGCTTATCAATATAACTATGATAGGGGTGATGTTGATAGTGAAGATGAAAACTATTCAATTCAAATTACTGCTAGTGGATTAGAGGTTATTGATGTTGTTAATGGCAATGTGTTTAATGAAACTTCAGGAATGACATATATAGGTGCTTCTAAAACATATCTTACTACTAATTTTGGTGGAAAAAATGGATTTAGCTGTATCACAATAAAAGATACTACATTTGTTGTTAATAAGAACATGAAGCCACAGATGCTTTCTACATTAAATAGCACATCAACTACTAAAAAGAATGCTTATATTTGGGTAAAAAGTGCAGACCCTCAATACGGATATACCTACTCATATACTATAACAAATGGTGTGAATACTTACACTGGTGGTGTAACAAATACAAATACTGTTGCTGTTGCCACTGCTTTAGTAACTGCGTTAAATGCTCATTCAGGAAGTGGAATTACTGCTACAAATGTAGGGTCTGTTATAAAAATAGTATCTG